ATGGGCAGTTCGATTCGACTTGGAGCGCACCTTTAAATTTTATCAATCACGCAGATTTGGAAAAGTTTGCGAAGATGGTTAATCGGGGTGTTGCAGCAGGTAAAAAAGATGCCCGAAAAGAAATGCGGGGGGCTTTGGGTTTACCTTCATGAAGTGGGCAGAGAAATTCGGATGGGGGATAGGTAGCCGCTTAATTGCGGCAATCCTTAAATCAGTGAAAAAAAAACAACGACACGAAGAAATTTTTGAAGAAGCAGCAGAGATACATGCAAAGCAATTTGCTGATCGTATTGATGCTGATGTTCTTATACGGCTAATTAATCCCCGTGATAATAATCGGGATGTCTGGAAGCAGAACCGAATAGATTTTTTAATGACCAAAGTACAGGAGTATAACCGTGGGAAAATTACTGAAGACCCAAGAAGTCATCACCACTTCTAACTATATGACTGATGAAGTGTGGGCAGTTCTTGATAAGGCAGATACATTAGTAGAAGTTGGTATTGGGGTTGCCCGTACCAAAGCCCGATATGTGGGTGCGTATGAAACCCTTCCTGATGACCTAGAGAATATAGATGACCAGTTTGAAAATCTGATTAACGAATCAGGACATATACTTGTCAAACTGGAATCTACTTACACAGTGGAAAGAAAGCAAAGGCTAGAGAAATGACAACCGAATTTTCTAAACTTGACAAAGCCAAACTTGATTTGATTCGCTTGCAAAGCAGGTTGGAAGAATTGAATGATATGACGCTGCGCGATTCCGAAACTATTGTTTGTCTTGAAAACTCCATTGTGAAGAAGAAAGAATGGATTAAGGAACTTGGGGGATAACATGGCAGAAAGATTCTATTGCCCCGAATGTGGGGATTTTAGTTCAGACCGGGAGTACCCGAAAACAGATGATGGGTTCCCAGATACCCCTGTGTGTAAATCTTGTGGTACGGATTGCACTAGGCTCACGGAAGACCCACGAATGGAAGCCCTTAATGTTTTGGCTAAGGAACTTGGAGTTGTTCGGATTGAGTATCAACAAAGAATTGCCGCAGTCAAGAATCTTACCAATCAGATTAAAACGGATTGGGGGCTAAAGAAATTATCATGAACCCAGACTACTATCTAATTCCTGTTGCTTTTGTTATTTGCGGGATTGGTGCGTTTGCACTTGCGGCATTGTTCTGGTGGTTGGAAAAAAGAGATGACTAAATTACCGCATGTAAGAAAGCCTTGTAAAGATTGCCCGTTCAGAACTGATTGCATGAAGGGTTGGCTTAATCGTATGCCTGAAATTCTGGCAGAAGATTCTTTTGTGTGTCACAAAAATACAAAATTACAGTGCGCGGGACACATGCTAATAAAGGGAAGCGCAAATGCTTTTGTGAGATTGGCAGGGAGAATGAGAATTGATTTACCCCTGTCAGGCAGAGAACTTGTTTTTGAAACTGAGCAGGATTGTATTTCACATCATCAGGATAAATTATGAATGATTTGTTTGTGAGTTATCATTACACAGGCAGAATGGGTTTCGAAGATTCCACGCTTGTTCAGGGGTATGGAAATTTGGTAATCAAAGACCGGATAACCCCGCAGTCTGATATTGGGATTGAGACTTTGACAAATGAAACTGCTGAACATGCTAAAAAAGAATACGGGTTAGCAACCTGTTTCACTGAAATTTTATGGTGGAGTAAATTAGGATGAGCAAACTAACAACCCGTGCTTTCGATATGGCAGGACAAGAAAACTGTGATTCAGAAGAGTACGATATGATTCAGGAATTGGCTGAGCGTTTGAAAAAGTTGGAACTTGAAATACAAGGGTTTGCGGGTGGTACTGTTTATCGCAAATCTCATGAAGATGTATCGAAGGAACTTGGTGCGTTACGAAGATATGCCAAAAACTTAATGGGGGTCAGTGATGACTGAAGTAAGAATGGGTGTCGGAGAGGCACGAAACAAATTATCTGAAATGCAATTAGAGTTGGAGAGAATCCCTGCTAATTGTCATAATAGGGTAGACCGGGAATACCGTGTTTACCTTCAAATGAATATCAGCACTTTTGAAACTGCGATTCAGGCATTTGATGAAGTGAGTTCGGAGATTTAATGATGAACTACAATATTGAAACTGCCCATTCATTTAATCAACGAATAGACAAAGATGGGTGTCTGGATTTAATTCAAAAACTGGATTTTCATTATCTGTCTATGACTTTCGATGTCACGTTTTTCACGGGTTGGTCAATGAAGTTTGATGCCAATTCATTTTGTACGGGTTTAGATATTATGGTTTCTGAATTGACGTTGAAACAAATGCGGGAAGCCTACACACGAATAGAAGAATTTTCTTTAGAGCACTGGAAGGAATGGAATGCTCAATTTCCGTTGAGGCATTGAATGGACATACTAAATCTGATTGTACACAAACGGGCAGATGCAATTGCCACTATGGAAGAGCCTGTTATTTCTTTCACGTTGGAAGAGATTAACAGGGTGTTGCAAAAAATAGACGATCTTGAGGGGGTTAAAAAAACTCTGATGAATGATCTTGCTGTGATCAATATTCAATTGGGGCAGAGCAGATGATAACAAAAAGGAAAGCAGGGAAATTAGTTGTGGATATGGAAGTTCAGGTAAAACGACTTGATGCTAAATTGATTACCATTCAAAAGAAAGTGAATGGGTTAAATGATCAGATTGCAAACATCGTTAAATGTGTTGTGGGCAGAGATTTTCCAGATCGGAAACAGTGGATTATGTATCCTGCGGATGGATGGGAATGTGAGAAGTACCAACATCAGAATCCTTTTCCCTTGTGTGTTTATGATGAAGGGGAAGACCCTGAAATGGATAATTGCCTGTACTGTGGTGAACCATACGAGAGAAAATAATTTGAACTTAGTATCACTTACCGGGGATAGAATATGAGCGCAAGGAAAGATTTATCAACAAGGCTGTTTGAATTTTGTAATGAGGTTGGACTGAATGAAGTTTATGGTTGTATTGAAAACTTCGATGGGAAACTCAGAACCCTTACCTTCTGCAAAGCAAAAATATTGGATGGGACAATCAGTGTCTATGGATTGAACTTTATTCAAGTCACATACAAAACTGCAATTCGTGATCTTCCACATGAGGATTCCAGAATCTTTAATAATGAAGGTCATGTTAAAGAATTTCTGAAGGCAGCATTTGTGGACTTCGATTATGAACTTGCGGAAAGCATCCCACACAGAAATTCATAATGACAAAACACGGTAGTTACTGGCGCGGTAGAAAATTAAATTCTAAAACAATGGTGTGGGAGTTTCAAGATGGTAGTGGGGTTCCTATTGCCGATGAAATAAAGCAAGCAATGGAAGATAGCCACAAGAATAATCCCTATCAAACATTTGAAGCGGTAAGGAGATTATTTCACCCTTCTCAATTTGAAGACAGAAAAAAATGAGTAAATTTCGGGGCAACATAATTAAAGCAGTGGATAAATGGTTGCCCACTGACATTCCTGATTCTTGGAATTGGAGACCTACCCCCGAAATGCTGCATCCAGATTGGGAAAATATTTTTAATCCGTTTGGGGTCATTCATGAGGGCAGCAAGATTCTAACCCAAATACAGGAACCACTACCCTACACTTTTTTAGTTCCCCTTTTCTCAGATGAATATTGTGACTGGCTGATTGAGAAAGGTAACGAAGCTGACAAGTGGTGCTTCGATAATAAAGATGGATATGCTGCATTCGAAACTCACTTGAAGAAAATGAATCCGTGGATTAATAGTTATCACGAAGATTTTATTTGTCTCTGGATTTTGAATTCTTTGTACAAGGGGTTGTTCGGGTATGTAGCAGAAAAAGCTATCAAGTGTTTCCTGATTAAGTACACAACTCAAGTTGGATATCGAAGTATGGATATGCATCATGATAAAACTTCCTTGCTATCTGTTTCGGTTAATTTGAATGATGGTTTTAAGGGCGGGGAAATGTCTTTCGTGAGACATCCAGAAACGAAAATTGAAATACCGAAGGGTCATGCTCTTCTTTTTTCTGGGAACCCTATTCAGTGTCATAGGGCAAATCCTGTTACTGAGGGGGAAAGGTACGTTCTAGTTTATTGGATAAAATAATGGAGGAAATAAAAATGAGTGAAGCACTAAATTTGAATAACGGATACAAAATGGTGAACCTGAAAATCTTGGTTCCTGACAGCACACATTGCTGCAAGCTTACGGGGCAGAATTCCCCCCACTGTCAGTTCTTTGATAACTATGGTGGACACGCAACTTGTTCTATGGGGTTTACTCTGGATAAGGAATTGCGGGATGTAGACGGTTATTTAAAACCCCGTGCTTGTTTAGATTTATTGAAGGATTGAATCACGTAGAAGAGCGTGTTTTTGGGGGGCTGAAATGCCCCTCTTTTTTTGCCGAAATGTGAACTAAGTCACACCGATAATCCTGACAAATAATAGTAGAGTGCTATAATTAAGGTATAGAAACAAACAACACGAGACAGAAAATGGAAACAGTAATCATCTTTTTAAGCCTTCAAATCCCGGTAGGACTTTTTGCAGTTGCGGGTTTCAAGCATTGGAGAACTGTTACAACTCATCGTTTAGCTCAGCGCATTTGCAAGAAGCATCCTGAAGCACATCAAGCAGGAATCGCTGTTCGCAAATTTGGAATCACTCTTTATGAAGTTCCTGTTTGTGCCGCTACTCTTAGACTTTACGGAGTTAAATAATCATGGTCATAGTAAACATCAACCACAGAACATATCCCATCAGTCTGAAAAATAAATCTGATGATTCCCTGCGTTATATTATGAAGGATGCTTATGAAGCAATGAGAGCAAATCCTGAAGGTTCTAAAGCAGGTTACTATGCCGATGAAGTTAATTATTGTGGGATGGAATTAGCAATCAGGAAGGCAGCATAATGAAAGCTACTAAGAAAAATGTTGCTGCTGCAATCCTGAAGAAGTTCGGTCACAAGGTTGAACTGATAAAAGGTCACGGGTATTTTCATTTCACTTCTGCTGAAGAAGATTACAGACTTGCCCCCATCACTTATGCCCATGATAGTTCAGTTTATACAAATGGACTTTGGACTTTTGATGTTGAAAGGTGGGTTGTTGAATATGCAGATTTAATTGAAGGGGTTGAAGTTCCTGAGAATGCAACTGACCCTATCACAACCAAAATTATTATTCTTTCTAACAAGGTGTACTAGATGACAACCAGTAAATTCTTTTCAACTTGGACTGCTACCAGTGCTTACATCTCAGAGATGGAAAGCCTTGGGTACAATGTCAGATTCGAAGTTGATATGCGCCCGAATCCGAGACCTTACAGGGTTGTAGTCAGGACAGCATAATGGAAATTAAATTTTACATTGTCCTGACTATTTTTATCTTGTATGCGATTCACGTATACATGGTCAAGAGAGTTGATTACGCCAATCACCCTTTTATTATTATGATGGTTTTGGGGGTGTATTGGTTCAGCACAGCAGGACTATTTTTCTTTGGATTTATTTATATTTAGTATTGACAAATAATTTACTGAATGGTACTATTAACGTATGGAAACTAACATGAAATTTATTCACGACATCGATTATGTTATCGAGTTTATAGCAATGGCTCATGAGGGTCAGACCCGAAAGTATACGGGTGAACCTTATGTTGAACATCCTATGGAAGTTGCACGGATTGTTCGGGATGTTGTTTATGATCTGGATATGATTGCGGCTGCTATGATGCATGACATCCTTGAAGACACTGACTTTACCTTGACTGATGTTGAAAGGGTTGGTGGGATGGTTGCTGCTACTTATGTTGAGTGGTTGACCAACAAGGAATATTCTTTTGCCACAAACAGAAAACACAGGAAGGCTTTGATTGCTGCACATCTGGCTAAAGCCCCGAATGAAGTTAAGACAATCAAGCTTGCCGATATTCTGCACAACACTCCAACTATAATTAAATATGACCCGAATTTTGCAAAGGTCTATGTTGCCGAAAACAAATTGCTGTTGAAATCTTTGGAAGGTGGACATCCTGAATTATATGCTAGGGCTGAAGCACTTCTTTATGGTTATGCTGCGTAAGAATAATGGGGAGGGGTAGAGCATCCTGTTCTTGATTTATTTCAGGAACGGGATTTTTTTTATCTGGGGGATAGTAAAATGAGCGCGACAGTGGGACAAGTAGCAGCTTTGGCTAATGTGCCAAAGTTTTTGGAAGAGAGGGGATTAGACAGTACCTACGGTAGATGTCATGAAGCCCTAACTTGGTTAGCAATCCAAATCAAAGAGACAGGTATTCCAACTTACAACATTCACTTGTGTCAGGGTGTGTTTGCGGGGAAAGACCATAGTTGGATTCAGGTAGAGAACATCGATGAAGAGTCACATACTATTGTTGATATGACGGTTGATCAGTTCGGGGAATTTGACGTTCCTTACGTGGGGCCAATATCGCCGGGATATGTTATCCATAATGCGGTAATGCTCTCCGATGAAACCAACATACGAGAATTTATAGAGGGGTTAGGATAATGACTAAAATAGAAATGGTAAATAGTGTTCTTGAAATATTAGATACACGTTGCGAAGTTCCATCTGAGGAATTAAGAAAACATGGACAGGCTATGGTTGAAATAGCTGATGCTTTAGAAGGTCAGTCTAATTCTGATGCACGGGCAATTATGAAAAGTGTGGAATCTCTTATGGACATAACGACATCCAGAAGGTACACGGGAAAACCCCCAACGGAGAAAGACGGTGGGTGATATTGCTGATCAAATAGTTGAAGGGGAAATCTGCCAATTGTGTTGTTGCTCTGATGGAAGGGAGCCGCAAGGTTATCCCTACACATGCGCGGAATGCGGGGGTGAGAAAGTTGAAGATGATGACCCAAGCATTTTTGACATCCCAGAGAAACAACAAACCAACAACCCACAGCATCATGCCACTAAGGGCAAATCACCAAAAGTAAAATGCCCCCACTGTGGTAAACTTGTTGCTGAAGTTGGACTACAACAACACGAAGTTGCAAAACACACGGGGAGATAAAATGTTTGAATACAAATGCAAAATAGACAGGGTAGTGGATGGTGACACGGTTGACCTATGGGTAGACCTTGGATTTAAGATTACCATTCATGAAAGATTTAGGTTGCATGGAATCAATGCACCAGAATCCAGAACCAAAGACCTTACTGAAAAAATGGCAGGTATTGCTTCCACTAAATTTTTAGTTGAACTGTTGCATAACATGACAGGTGATTTGGTTGTAACGACTTTGAAGGATAAGAAGGGCAAGTATGGAAGGTGGATAGGTACGCTTTGGATGGACAGGGGTGAGCATACGGAAATGAATATCAATGAAGAAATGGTTTCGGTAGGTCATGCAGTCTTCAAGGATTATTGATGAACAAAGTGCAAAGCAGATTGTTGGATGAAATCATGGAGTCAGAAAATGAGCCTGACTTAAATGAATGGGAGCGTAAATTTGTGGATGATCTGTTTAACAAGGGTGATGACCATGCGCTAACTACCCACCAAAATCATAAATTGATTGAGATTCATGCAGGGATTTGTTGGCGATAGGTAAACCACAACATACGGGATAGTGTTTAAAAGCTACGGCATATATAGTAGGGGATACGGGGATGGAACAAACTAAGGTTGAGTCTCACATTGAGGCAAGTGCAGATATGGCAAGTGGATTCGTGGTGTCTTGGTGTGTCATGCTTTGGCTCATTCCGGTGCTGTTCCCTTCCTACGTGTCGAAGTCAAGTGCGGGGGTTGCATTCGGGGTAGTCATGGTTTTCACTGTGACTTCTTATATTCGTAGATATTACACGCGCCGATTTTTTGCGCGTGGATTTCATTTGGTAGTTCATAAAATTGTATCGAGGTTTTTTAAATGATAATAATCGGAATCACAGGTAAGGCAAGATGTGGAAAAGACACAATGGTTGAGGAATATTTCAAAAGACCAGACCACCCGTTAGCCCAAAGATTTGCTTTTGCTGATGCAGTGAAACATTCTTGTGCTGCGGTTTTTGGTGAGCCTGTTGGGAAGTTTTATGAACACAAGGAAGAGATTTCTGAACGGTGGGGAATCTCGTACCGGGAAATGTTGCAAAAGCTTGGAACCGAGTTTGCACGGGATTTAATTTCAAAGGATTTCTGGGTTAATCGATTGAATGAAAAAATACAGAGTTCCCCCACTTCTATTAGATTGGGATTTGTTACCGATGTCAGATTTAATAATGAAGCGAATTGGATTCATTCGTGTGGTGGGGCAGTGATCGAATTACTCAGGGAAGGTGTGTTATCTTTGGAGGGAACCGAAGCAGAGCATTCTTCTGAAGATGGAATTTCACCAGACCTGATTGACTACCGAATTATGAATAATACAGATGTTGAAACACTTGGTTGGAAACTTGAAAAACTTTTAGGTACGATGGAGTTATTGGAAGTGGTTTGATACTAAGATCAAAAAATAAACTGACAAATAATTTTTAGATGTGTTATAATAGGAGGTATGAACAATCTAAATACAAAAAGGTGTATGGCTTATGACTAGTCTGACCTTCGGGCAATTAGTTGAACAGCAACAAAAGCTGCAAGACCCATCTGATGATGTGGTCAAGGCAGCAGAGTATGTGATTGATTTTGGAAAGCATAAGGGCATGAATCTGTCTATGCTGATGGAACAACAACACAGTTATTGTATGTGGCTGCTTAACCAAGAAGAATCTAAGAATGTAAAATTTAATGAGACCGTTACTAATCTCAAAATACTTATAGAGCAAGATGAGAAAGATGCTAACCCATTAATGACAATGACAGTTGACGGGGTTGAATTAGTTGAGGGGGAAAAGGCTATTCTTCATATTGACCCTGCTAACCCAGAAGAAAACGGTGTTTATCAAATTGACCCCCCGAAGAAAACCCTTGAAGGATTAATGATGGGTAAGATTAGTGATCTTCTTGATCAAGTAGCTAATCATGATTTGACTTTTGATTTCTCTGAAACGGATATCGATATTTGGTTTAAGTTAGTGAAGGAAAAAGAGGAAAATAATGATTGTTTTATTGTTATTGAAACTGTAGGTGCAAAGCATCCACATGCTCAGCGTATTAAAAAAGTAATTACACTTACTAATTTGAATAAAGCTAAATGGGTGCTTCCAAATGCCTAAACTACTTTCAAAATTACACACGGGAACGGTAGAGCATACAATTATTTCTCTGCTGACTCTTTGCCCTGAGTGTGAAACCCCTTCAGACGTTCATAACAACGGTGATTCATTTCATGTTGAATGTCCTGTGTGCGGGGTAAGGGGGTACAGGTACGAAACCGAAAAACTAGCAGTGAGGGATTTTAGAAACCACTATGGTACTCCTAAAACTAAAAAAATTGCGAGTTAGAAAGCTATCTAAAATAATTGATGAATCTTTGGTGACTGATTTATTGATCAAGTATTGGAAAGATAATGATAGGGCAATGAACTATTTGACTAAGAGATTTCCTGAAGGGGATGCAACAGGTGATTTCCTAAAGGGGATTATAAAACTACGATGATTCAAATTGACAACAAGCCACTAGCACGGGTGTACTCCAATAATATTGTGGCTACAGAAGTTGGTCTTCATTGGGATATGCGGTTAATGAATTTAGCCCTTCACGTTTCGCAGTGGAGTAAAGACCCACGGACAGGAGTTGGGGCAATCATTGCAAACGGGAAACGGGATATTGATATTGGGTACAACGGATTCCCAGAAGGAATTGCTGATCTGAAAGAAAGGTTGGATGATTACGATTTGAAACACAAGCTGATTATTCATGCTGAGAAAAATGCAATGGATAATTCAACTAAGAATTTGGTGGGCAGAACTTTGTATGTGACCTACCCCCCGTGTGTACCTTGCACGGTTAGCATCATCAGCAGGAAATTAGGAAGGGTGGTGACTCTACTATCATCCCCTGAGAAAATGGAAAAGCATCATGTGGATATTGAACTTTCCAAAGAACTTTTTATAGAGGCGAAAATTAGATTCGATATATTTAACTAGGAGGTTAAAAATGTTTAAATCGAAAATTGCGGGGCTAAGGGACAAACTTAAATTTTCATACAGGGTGATGTCTGATAGTTATGTTCTTATAAATTACCCCGAAGAATTTAAAAGGCTGCACGATGTTGAACTTGGGAATTTTGATGGTCTTAAAGAAGAGGTAGCAAAGTCTCTAATTAGAACGGATAAATTTTGTTATTGGACAGCAGATTGCGGAATGAGTATAGATGACCAATATCCTGTTATTATAGATTTTGAAAATGACTTGCAATATCTGGCAAAAACTTTGAGTGAAGATGACCTTGTTGGTCTAATTAAAGTTGCTGCTGAAGATATGAGGAACGGCAAATGTCATTTTCCTTTTGAAGATATGGTTATCAATGTTGGGGCATGTGAAACCCCAGATAGTAAAGTCCTTGAAGATGTGTGTGTTCGCATTCGGAACGTAACTAAAAGTTATCGTATTGAGTTGGATGAATCTGTTGATACCATGATTGAGATTTCGATGATGCACACAATCTCAGATAAAGACTATGACTTTACAAACAGAAAACAAGATATTTATATGGCAAGTTGTAAGCCACAGATAGTTGAATTATTTGAAGATGAAGTAATATTGGAACAAAATTTATTGTGGGGAGACAAGATATTAGATTTTATTTATGGGCCTTTTGTTCATTCTTCTAAAACATCGAAAGCATCAGCATTCAAGGAAGATGAAATTCTAATTGAAAATCTTAATGATGTTGCTAGAACTTCGATGATGACTATTGTGGTTCTGTTTTTGTTTTTCTATCGACATCAACGGGTTTATTATAAGGAAGTAGAAATTCCCAGAGGCATAGCCAGAAAAAGAACCAAGAAAAAGCAAACCCCTTATACAAATTATTTTGTGAGCAGTATCGGTGATTTTACGAAGACCGTTTATACAGAAAGTAGACCTTCAGAAAATCCTGTTAGCGGGGTTGCCATGCATGTTCGAAGGGGGCATTATCAGCTTTGGCCTAATCACAGAAGGCTTCCCCACCATCTTCAAAAACGGACTTGGGTTCCTAGTTATGTTGCGGGAGACCCCAGATATGGAATCATCATCAGGGACTACCTGAGTGAAATGACAGAAGGTGGGGAAGTGACTAAAGAAAAATTGCAGAAGGAAATCAAGGAACGGGAAGTGAAACATGAGCGATCATCTTTGGGTGATGATAAACCGGAATGAAGCCCTGATTCAAATCAGGAAGTGGGGTGCTAAGCCTTTGGTTTTTAGTTGCCCCCATTACAAGTATTTCAGCACTCACTTGCATCCGTTGATTAAGCACGATAGTAAAAAGAATCAGTTTTTTGGGTCTGAAGATTATCGTAAATTAATTAAAGAAATAGCTTGACAAATATTAACTCATGGTATAAGCTTAGGGTATATCACTTGAAAACTTAGGAGGTTGTAAGTGAATTTAATTAACCTTTTCACATCAGGACAAATTGATAACAAGTCTACTGTTAATAGTAACGGTGGCAAAGGTCATAACCTGATTGAAATGAAAATGGATGGTCTTAATGTTCCTACTGGCATGGTTATACCTACTGCCATTTGTAATCAATACCGCAAATCAAATCCTACAGGTAAGACTCTCATACTTGATCAAGTAATTGATGCTGTTATGGAAGCACTGGATACCCACATTTATCCTGAATCGGTTCATAAGCTTGTATCGATTCGATCTGGTGCGCCTATCTCAATGCCGGGAATGATGGATACTGTTTTGAATGTTGGGGCAGGTTACGAAGACAAGGGTTTAGAGAAAAACTTGAAAGCAGATTGCCGTAGACGTTTTGTTGAAATGTATGCGGGTGTTGTTATGGGTCATGAAGGAAAAATTGAAGACCCTGTTAAGTGGATGAAGACCATCAAAAAACACATTCCTGAATTGCGGGATGTTATCCGTAATTCAATTGAAGCAGTTTGGAAGTCTTTTGATAATGAGCGTTGCACACACTATCGAAAGATGAACAAGATTCCTAACGATATGGGAACTGCTGTAATAATTCAATCTATGGTTTTTGGAAACTTCAATGACAACTCTGGTTCAGGAGTTATGTTTACTCGTAATCCTGATTCTGGGGCGAAGAAAGTTTTTGGAGATTTCCTTACCAATTGTCAGG